TGGGATCATCCTGCGCATCGATCCATTCATAAGCGAGCTGCTTCCAGCTTTTGCCCAAGCCGATAGGTGCATACAACTGGCTGATATGATAACTGCGAAACAGGTTATCTGGCGCCATGGCAATCCAGCGCGCCTGACCACCGTAGCCCAGCTCGCGCAGCATCTCGGTTTTATGATGCTCCTCGATCACACACCCGTTATGCTCACACGCGTAATACACTTTAGTCAGGCGTTTTGGGTTGGCCAGATCGCGCTCATAACGCAGATTCAACCACTTGAGATGTTGCAATTCGCCACAGTGCGGACAAGCAACATGGTATTTGCGCTGGTCGCCTTTATCATGCTCCTCCTCGATATGACTGGCGTCCTTGAGTGTGGGAGACGATACGATGAACATCTTGCCGTCGTGAAACGTGGTTTTACGCACATCTAACAGCTTGATAGGATCGCCTTGCGTCGTGGACCACTCCCATTCGTCCACTTCATCCGCGAGCGCATAACGTAAACTGGTGGATTTCAGCTCGGCGGTAGATCCAGCTGTTTTGAAATAGATCAGACCGCCGGTGAATTTCTTGCGCTGGCTGTTATTATCTGCAGCGCGGTTGCTGCGTTTTGAAAGTACTTCTGCAATCACTGGTGTATCGGCTGCCATTGGGTCAAATTTCTGGCTTACCCAGTCATTCAGGCTGCGCTCGGTCGGCATGACTACCGCAACCGGGCCTTTTGCATGTTCCATGATGTAGCCTAGCCAGTTACTGCCTGCTTCTGTGCCGCCTATCTGAGAAGCTTTCATCAAGACTACTTTTTCATGCGGCGAGTCTTCACTTAAGCTGTCCATCACTTCGCGCAAATAAGGCGTGCGGGAAGTTTTCCAAGGCCCTCTTTCAGCTGATCCTTCACCCGATAAAATACGATTAGTGTCAGCCCATTCGCTAACGGTAAGGAACGCCTTTGGCTTGACCGCACGCAACGCGGCTTGATAGGTCAGCAGAAAGGCGTCGGCCGGCAGACTCATTGCGTTGCCTCATTCAAGCTATGTATTTTTTCGTTGCAGCCTCGCTCCAAATTGGTCAGTTCTGCATTTATTTCATGCTTGAGCGTGCTGCGGATGTCATTGATCTCTTTTCCCACCAGCTCTGCCGAGATGCGGTGCGGCATATTTTCGAGGTTTTGCCGAAAGATGGTGATCAAGTCAGTCACAGCCGCCTTCATGTCTTCCATCGAGACGAGCTCGCCAATGTTTTTTTTATAATCCAGCTCTGCCTGTAGCGCTTTAAAATGCTGCTCTTTAGCACGCCCTTCGACGAATTTAAGATGATCAGGATCATGCGGCTTGGGGTCTTTTTTCGGTTTCACGGGTTTGGCCCCTCCGATTTCATCGACCTTACTATCTTTGCCTCGTTTCTCGGCATGGCGCGCCTTCACGTCGTCACGGTTTGGATCTTCGGTTTGTTTGTGCAGCAGATCGCTGGCCTCGACGTCCACTTTGCCATCCTCTGTCATCACCAGTCGACCCGCCTGTTTAAGTTGTGTCACATAGCCACGCGTCCAGCCCCGCGCTGTTGCATAATCTGTTTGTGATAGCTTAATCACAGCTTTGCGTTTATTGGCCATTTTTACAATCAACCCTCCAATCTTTGAATAATTCGCCCACCAATGACGTCGCTATTACGCATGTCGTCCACCAGGCAGGTCACGTGATAATCACTCACTCCGTAGATCATGATCTCTAACGGTCCGTCACCGGTGGTGAACTGGATGATGTAGGCATAGAACGTGCGGCCGTTGCGCGTGAACTGTGGAGCGAAGTTACCGCTGAGCGCAAACTTTCGATTGAGATTTGTTGTTTGCTTGCGAAGCCCTGCATCACCTCCGCCCGCCAGCTTTTTGGGAAAAGCAGCACGTGGCGTGCTAAACAGCCAAGGCAGGCGTGATCGTAGATATTGCTTTGATTTTTGCAGTAATCGCATGATCTCTCTTCTTCCATTCACTTTTATTTTTTCAATAAATTAAAAATAGTAAGCGCACGGGCGCACGCGCGAGCGCACGGGTATGCGCACGCCTGTGATGTGCGTGTTATATGCATGCGCACGGTGCGCACGGGTGTAACGTGTTTTATTCTCAAAATTATTTTTAATCATATGTATTTACCTTTAATCATTTCGCGCGCACGTGTAAGAGCGTATGGCGTGCGCTCCGTGCGTTTGTAGTATCGGCGCGGGTTTGAGCCGTGCGGTTACTCGTGCGCTTGGGCGTGCGCTCCGTGCGGTTTCAATCGTTTTTCACGTTGTCGTCGTCAAATCCCTTTCTAAAATCGAGGTAACAGCCGGTTAACCATTGCGCCATGGTCAGGTTATCCGGCTTTCGGTAGTCCTTCATGCCACGTTCCAGCGCCTGATTCAGCGCCTTATCCGACGGCAGCACCATGCGCAATCGTATTTGGTCACCCTCAAAGTGATACGTTGTATGCACACTTTTGTGGGTTTTTTCCCAACCCATGTTGGTTTTGGCAAAGCCTATGAACTTGGTCGCATCACGCGGGAAGCCGATGCCGTTTTGCTTGCAGTAGCGCACATAAGCCTTGTACAGATCGCTCGATGCACACGGGCAGAACGGGAATTCAGTCTCACCATTTTCCCAATCGCGCAGAAAGCGTAACTCGCTCGGCATGCTGATATTAATCAGATCGCGTTTTGCATCAGTGCTTGGCGGTGGTGTATGCGGGCCAAAATCGCCCAAGTTCAGATCGAGCAAGTATTGGTAAAATGCTGCGATGCCGCCGTTTTGTATCTCATCGCGCACCGTTCGGTAGATCTCGATCGGCAGTTTTTCCGGTGTCAGGATCACACAATAGCGCCGGTCATCCTCTTCCAGCACGATCGGTTGTTGTTCATTGGACAGATACACCAGGTTGATCTGATTTTTTTCGTACCAGACGGCACGATTTTTAGGATTAATGCGGATCTGATTGCCGGTGGTGATGCCTTTAAGCTTGTTTTTTTGATGGAAAAGCTCGCCTCTGGCCACCACTTCATCCGCGATTAGAAACAATTTGCGGGAATAATGCTCGTTAAATTTATCTTCCAGCGCTTCCTGGTCTATCACCCGGGCATAATCGCCGTAGATCTTCGCGTAACTTTCGAAAAACAGGTTCTTGCCAACGCCTTGTGGGCCATGAAACACCAGTGACGTGCTTAATTTGGCACCCGCATGCTGCAGCGGATATGCCAGCCATTTAAGTACCCACTCATAGACCTTGCTGTCCTTTTCTTTGCTGCACATATAAGCCAGCAGATCCAGCAATGCATCATGTGCGCCAGCTTTTGGCTGCATTGGCCAACCGTCCCACATGTTGTAAACAATTTGCGGATCCGATTCACTCGGGTCGAAGCCGACGCGCTGCATGGGCACCTCCGGCTTTTGCTGCCATGCATTATCCGCTTGCACCATATCCCAGCCGTGCCGGCGCATGCGTCCGGTGATACTTGCCTTGCTCACAATCATGCGCGCATCGTGATCGAAATAAAACACGTCTTCAGGGGACCATACCGGCGAGAAACGCTGTACCGCCTGGTTAGGAAAAAGCATGTTAAGGCTTAAAACTTCGCCTTCCCCGCCCCCTGTGTTTACGTATGCCGCCCCCGCCTCATCAGCGGTATGCCATTTATTTTCCATCAGCACCGCATTGATCTGATTAGCCAGGCTGAGGTGGTTACCTATAATCGCGTACAGATCGTTAAAATCGCTTAGTTTTTTGCCTCCGCGCCGGTCATTGCCGTCGCTGTCGGTAAAATCTGGCTTGATCCAGGCGGCCTGCTCGAGCTCGGCCGTACCGGAAACTGCTGCCGTCACGCCCGGATTATTCGGTGTCAGGTAGTCGTCGTCTGCAGTGAACAAGATGCGGATCCGCGGGTATTTTTTGCGCAGCGCTTTAGCTGCTTTGGCCAGATTATTCGCGCTAAAGGCATAGCAACACGGTCGATTTGTCGCTTCATTCAGTGTGGCCATGGTGGCATACCCTTCACCGATGAGCACGATCGAGTTGCTTTGGATATGGCCCATCAAGCCAAAACTGCCGCCCATCGCCATGCCGGTTGGCCAGAATTCTTTGTCGCGCTCGATTTTCTGCTTGCGCGGATGGCCATACGGGTAAATGAACTGCAGGCCGATGACTTCGCCTTCCGCGTCATGCATCGGCACCACCATCGCACCGATTGCCTGGTCCAGCCGCCAGCGGTTCGAATCATCGATACCGTCCAGCTTGATACCATCCAGCGATTCGAGCAAGCGCACGTCATGCGCCTTGATTTGCTTGCGGCTCAAGTATTCATGCGATTCGCACGGCTTACACTTCAGCCAGACGCGTTGCGCGTATTCGGTCGCCACCTTGATCTCGCGCTTGCGCTCTTCATCGATTTTGCGCTGCGCCTCTTTTTGTGCCGCGCGCATGTTGGCGATATCTTCTTTACTAAGCTTGGCGCCATCATCCGTTTTGGTGGGCAACGTTACCTTGATATTGCCGTCGTCATTCCCGCGCCAGATACCATAATTGCCGACGATGTAAACATTGCCCTTGGCCGACACCCACTCGCGCAGGCGCGACCAGCCTCGGAACTCTTTGTCTTCGCCTTCCACCTTCCAGCGTTGAATACGCGCATCGAGCGAAAGCGGCTTGTTGATAATCAGCCCAACGTCCTGCAGCTGGACCATCACGTCATCATAATTGATAGCACTCATCGCGCCGTCCTGATCGCTTCACTCAGCGCGTCATGAAATTCATCATTGAACCTGGTATCTACCACCTTCTGCACCACCCGCAGCATATCGATGCGCCGCCTGTACTGTGGCTTGGCAATCACGATAAGAATCGGCTTCACGCCCGCTCCGTCACGCATCCAAACTCCGCGCGGAAGCTTACCGCCACGAGACCAGAACATTGCACCGGCTTTTTTAACGCTAGCCTTGCTGCGCTTGCTTTTGCTGGCATACGCATAGGGGTCGATGCCCACACGGATCTGACTCATGATTTGCTGTATCTGTCCGCGGCTCATATTGCCATACTGATCCAGCCTAGCAGCCGCACCAGGCGCCACATATTCACCCTCAGAAATCAGCCCTGCGCGGGTCAATGCCTGCTCCAGACGTTTGCGGAT